TGAACTTGATTTAGGTGATGCTTATTTAATTGCTGCTCATAATAGTGGATATAGATTAATAAATAAAGTATTATGGTTCAATCCAACTGATTATGATTTAATAAACAAAACTAATTTCTCCACTATTAACGCAGTAACATCATTCACTATCAATGTAACAACTGTTAATGTTACACAAAATATTAAATATTGTATGCTTGGGGATGTAAACTTAACACACTCTTCTAATTAATATTTAAATTAGTAAGAGTTTTTGTAATTTTATTAATAAAATAGGGATTTAGTATACACAGGTAGCATACTTAGTTTGAGACCAAAATATTGTAAATTAGAATCCTTGAAAGCTAAAATTAGTCTCGTCGTCTAATGGTTAGGACGGAAGATTTTCATTCTTCAAACGAGAGTTCGATTCTCTTCGAGACTACTATGATAATTTATATATTAGTTTTTGTATTTCAAGTTATGTTTAATGTATTTAAAACACTTGAAATAAAGTATACTTATGAGAACAAGGTTACGCCGCTTATCTTTAATTCAGTTTGGATTAATCTTGTGAGTCTTGCTTCAACTTATTTTTCTCTTGAAAGGCTATTTGCCAGAGATTGGCCTGTTGTTGTAGTCTATATATCTGGAAGTGTATTTGGTAAGTGGGTTGCGATGACTCAAGTTGACAATTATAGAAAGAAAATCTATGAGTTCTTAAAGAATAAAGTACCATTTCTTTAATTACTATAAACTTATATTATCTCATTAAAAATATTTTGTCTTACATTTAAAATAAAACAGTTATGATTTGGTACATTTACATTATCAGTATTTTTTATTGTCTTTGGAGAATGACTGAAGGTTATACTAAGAGCTTTGGTAAAAATAATCCAGTAGGACCAACACCAGGACTTGAAACATTATTCATTCTTTGTTTTGCTCCAGTACTTGCAGCAGTTGACATTACATTAACTTGGGTTAAAAAGATTAAAGAATATAAAGAAGACTAAACTTTGTCGAGTGGTGAAAAGCGTATACGCAACGGAATACACACCCGCTCGTCTCGCGGGCGCTGAGTTCGAGATAGGTAAATGGATATGGGTTGACCACAAAGCCGGCTATTTTGTCCTTTACTGAATCGCAGCATGTAGGTTCGAATCCTACCTCGACAGCCTGAACACAGTGTAAAAGCCACTGGTAGCTCTGATGTTGAAATTGGTAGACGGGTGGGTCTTAGGAAGGCGTGTCGGTTCGAATCCGACTCGGAGCACAAAACTACTGTTCTTTGACATATAAGGAGAAACAAATTATGGAAACACTATCATTCGTTTTAGGGATAGCTTTCGTAGCGGTTATAGCTTTGGCTATAGTTGCTACTTACGCTTTCGTTAAGGTAATAAAAGTGCAAAAACAAATCAATGAACTAGATCAAAGATTTGCAGATATCTATCAATGTATAGCTCAAGAAAATAAGGAAATACATTCTAGAGTAGACATTTTTGAAAGAGATATATATTCTCAACTAGATTCTAGACTAGACAAATTAGTAAACAGTTTAAAATTAAAAAAATAATTAAAATAAAAAAATAAGTTGAAGAACAGTAGTTTACCTTATTTATAATTAAACAAACAGTTATGGAAGAAAAACAACACTACACAAAAATGGAATACAACCCAGGAGACGCGGTTGTAGACAGACCAGTTAGACTAATTGATAAGTGTGTTATCTGTGGTAAAGATACACCTTACGATGTTACAACACACATTGATTATAGAATAGGTTATGTAGAAGGCGGAGGCCAAGGTTGCTTTCAACCTCACATGTGTGCACAAGAGAGAAGTAGAAAACTATTCACCATCTCAGAAGACTTAGTCTATAGTACACCTAATGATCAAGAGTTAGGAGAGAAAGTTCGTCAAATTTACTGGCAAAATAAACAGTCATGAATACATACATAGCAATCACAATCGTAGTAGCTGTAGTTCTTTGGTTCATGTATGAACTATGGTCAGCACCTGTAGGTGAAGAGACAGAACAAGGATATAGAGAGATAAAACCAGGTAGAAAACTCAAAGACTTATTCAAATCTGAAAAACAGAAATAATGAGCCAACAAAAGCCTATGCAAGTTAAAATACCTTTAGATAAAACTATAGGCATAACATGCGAAAAATGTGGTAGCATTGCTTTTCAAGAAGCCTTAATACTACGTAAAGTAAGTAAATTTTTAACAGGCGACGCACAAGACGGCGTAATGCCAATTTCAACATTTGTCTGTGCAAAATGCGGGCATATTAACAAAGAGTTTTATCCAAAAGAATTAATTAATAATGAGCAAGAATAAAGACATTTACGGCACTATTACAGAGTACAAACCAGAGAATACTAGAATAATACTTAAGACAGATTCTATCGTTGATTCTATTGTAGACAAGTTTATTGATCGTTCTAGAATGGGCAAGGCTAAATATGGTACTACATTAGACCGTGAAGACTATTCTTTGTCTGAATGGCTAACACATTTACAAGAAGAGTTAATGGATGCCGTTAATTACATAGAGAGAATTAAAAGGGTGATAGACGGTAAAAAGAAGTAATGCCTAAACCTAAGATTGATATAAATCACGCTTACCAAAAAGCAGTAAGCTATTCTCAGTATTCTATATACAAGCAGTGCCCATATCAATGGTACTTAACCTATATAAAGAAGGAAATTAGTTTTAAACCTTCTATTTATTTAGTTTATGGTACAAGCATGCATGAAGTAATTCAATCCTACTTACAAACCATGTATGACAAATCAGGTAAAGCTGCCGATGAATTAGATCTAAATAAACTACTTGAAGAGAAACTCGTAGCTAATTATAAAGAAGCCATATCAGAGAATAACAACGAACACTTCAGCACTAAAGAAGAGTTGAAAGAGTTTTTAGCTGATGGCCAAGCAACACTAGACTGGTTTAAAAAGAATAGACCAAAGTACTTCTCAAGAAAGACATCTGAACTGGTAGGAATAGAAATTCCAATTCTACTTCCTGTCTTAGATGACATGCCAAATATATTAATGAATGGATCTATAGACTTTATCATATATGAGAAGAGTGTAGATAGATATACAATTTATGATATCAAAACAAGTACAAAAGGATGGTCAGAATATGAGAAGAAGGATCAGACTAAACTTAATCAAATATTATTATACAAGAGATTCTATTCTAAAGGAATGAATATTCCTGAGGATCAAATAGACGTTAAATTCTTTATAGTAAAGAGAAAAGTGTTTGTAAATCCTGATTATCCTACTTACAGAATTCAAGAGTTTATACCAGCAAACGGTAAGAAAAAGGTTGATGATGCAGTAAAAGACATGTCACAATTCATCAAAGAGTGCTTTACAGACAAGGCCAAATACAATAAAGATAGAATTTACCTTAAGAATATTAACAATTGTAAGTTCTGCCCTTATACCAATAAGCCAGAGCTTTGTGACAAAACTCCATAAAATATTTTTTTATTTATGTATTTATTTATATATTTTAATATATTTATTATAAAAGAATTATGATTAATAAAACAAAAAGAGTTATAACATCGGTTAAGATCCCGCAGACTCTGTACGAAGATTTCAAAGTTACATCAATTAAAACTAAAATGAACTTACAAGATATAGTTGAAAGAGCCATATACATGTATCTTACAGACTCTAGTTTTAGACAAACTATTCACGAACAGTACAATACGTACTATACAGGTTCTAGTTTAATTGAATCTATAAAATAAATTTTAAATGAAAAAGGGTTATATACCTAAACAAGATAGAAAAAAAATTCTCCTCTTGTGTGATGATATCAGAATGACGAGTGGTATATCAACGATGGCAAGAGAAATAGTTGTAGGTACTTCACACAAATTTAACTGGGTTAATTTAGGAGGCGCCATAAATCATCCTGATCAAGGTAAAAGATTAGACATTTCTGAAGATACAAACAAGCTAAATGATATTCAGGACGCATCTGTATTTATTTATCCCGTGTCAGGATATGGTACTCAAGAAGCAGTCAGACAATTGATTGATATCGAAAAACCTAGTGCTATCATGTTCTTTACTGACCCAAGATATTGGATATGGTTGTTTCAAATGGAAAATGAAATAAGGAGAAATATTCCCATGATTTATTTGAATATATGGGATGATCTTCCTGCACCTTTGTATAATAAATCATATTATGAATCTTGTGATACATTAATGTCAATATCTAAACAAACACTTAATATTAATAAAATGGTGTTAGGAGATAAAGTTAAAAATAAAATGCTAAGGTATGTACCACATGGCATTAATGAAAAAGTCTTTTATCCTATTACAGAGTTTATGAAAGATCAGAATGAAGCTTTAGAAATAAAGAAGAAACAATTATTTGGTAATTTTAATCCTGAGTTTGTTGTATTTTATAATGCAAGAAATATTAGACGTAAATGCACATCTGATCTAATTGCAGCTTACGCTATATTCTGTGATTCAATCGGTAGAGAGAAGGCAAGTAAATGTGCACTACTACTTCACACACAAAGACAAGACGATAATGGCACAAACCTTGAAGCAGTAAGAGATTTGTTATGTGATCCAGAATATCAAAAGGTTTATTTCTCTGATGCTAGAATAAATGCTCAAGATATTAACCTACTGTATAATATGTCAGATGTTACTTGCTTAATATCTTCTAATGAAGGATGGGGATTATCTCTAACCGAGTCTATGATGGCAGGTAGAATGATCATAGGAAATGTAACGGGGGGTATGCAAGATCAAATGAAGTTTGTTGATGAGAACGACAAGTGGATAGACTTTGATGATAAATTCTGTTCTAATCACTACGGTAAGTATAAGAAGCACGGTAGGTGGGTAGTACCTGTATTTCCTACTAATTCAAGTATTGTAGGATCAATTCCAACTCCTTATATTCTAGATGATCGTTGTGACTTTAAAGATGTAGCTAAAGCTATACAGGAAGTATATAATTTACCTTTAGAAGAAAGACAGGCTAGAGGTTTAGAAGGGCGCGATTGGGTTTTATCTGATGAATCTATGATGAGTGCTGAGCATATGTGTGATAATGTAATCTCTGCTATTGAAGATACAATCAACAACTTTAAATCTAGACCTAAGTTTGAATTAATTAAGACAAGTAAACTACCAAGAAAAAAAATTCCTCATCCATTAGTATATTAGTATGAAACAGTTTTGTGCAATTAGTTGTCCTATAGATACATATTCAGGCTATGGCGCGAGATCAAGAGATTTCTTTAAAGCATTATATGAATTAAAAAAAGACGAATACGAATTTTTAATTTTAGGGCAGCGCTGGGGGCAAACTCCCTGGGGATATTTAGAAGATAATCAAGAAGATTGGGGTTGGGTAATACCAATGATGAACAAATCATCTCAATTACCTAAGCAGCCTGATATATGGATTCAAATAACCGTACCTAATGAGTTTCAATCAATAGGTAAATATAACATAGGTGTTACAGCAGGCATCGAAACTACATTGTGTCATGCGACATGGATAGAAGGAATTAATCGAATGAATATTACATTAGTATCTTCAGAACACGCTAAAACAGTATTTAAACAGTCAGTATTTGAAAAGAAAGACGATAAAGGAAATACTATATCTAAAGTAGTGTTAGAAAAACCTGTTGAAGTATTGTTTGAAGGAGCGGACCTAAATAAGTACTTCCATATACCAGATAAAGACCTAGAGGAAACAGATTTAGTATTAGAATTAGATACAATACAAGAAGAGTTTTGTTATTTGTTTGTAGGGCATTGGCTACAAGGAGAGGTGGGTGAAGACAGAAAAAATGTAGGTTTAATGCTTAAAACATTTTTTGAAACATTTAAGGATTGTAAAAAAAGACCTGCACTAATTATGAAAGTATCTGGCGCTGGATCAAGTATAATAGATAGAGATGAAATACTTAAAAAAATAGATGAAGTTCGTAATACAGTAGAAGGAAATCTCCCTAACGTATATTTACTTCACGGAGAATTAGATGATAAAGATATAAACAACTTGTATAATCACAATAAAGTTAAAGCAATGTTTAATTTAACTAAAGGTGAAGGTTTTGGTAGACCACTTTTAGAGTTTAGTTTGTCTAAAAAACCCATTATAGTTTCTGGTTGGTCGGGGCATATTGATTTTTTACAAAGAGATATGTCATGTTTAATAGGAGGAAAAATATTACAAGTACACCCATCAGCAAGAGTAAAAGATATGATATTAGAAGAATCTGGGTGGTTTAATCCAGATATAAATCAAGCTAAACACTATTTAAAAGACGTATATGAAAAGTATAACAAATACGTTGAACTAGCAAAAAAACAGTCTTATTATTCAAAAACTAACTTTAGTTTTGAACAAATGAAAAATTTACTACTCACATATATTGATGCAATACCTAAACAAGTTGAGCTAAAATTACCTAAATTAAAAAAGATTGAACTTCCTAAATTAAATAAAGTTGAACTACCTAAACTAAATAAAGTATGACATCAAAAGAGTTTGTAATCTGGATGAAAGGTTTTATTACGGCATGTAATGAGTATGCACCTACGCCAAAACAATGGGATACAATAAAAGAAGAATTACAAAAAGTTAATTCTTTAAAATCTACAAATACATCGATTGCTTATTCTTATCCTGAAAGTGCTACATGGACTTATAGTAATAATGAAAATAAAAAACAACAATTAAATGACTGACAATCTTTTAACGTGTCCAAAATGCGGAGTGCAAGATTCTTGTTATACTGTACCATTAAATGAGTTTCATAATTCATACGTATGCTTCAATTGTGGTTTTCAAACCAACGATTTGATGCGTGAAGGTGAATTTAACTTTGAAGAATATGAAAATGAAATGCCTGAGCTTTACAAAGATATTAAATACACAGATGATAAAGGTAGAGTTTGGTATCCTCATATTATAAACTTAGATGGTAAGGGTACAGTATTTGCTAATGGGACATCTAAAGATGAATGGCAGTGGAGTGCAATTAAGTCTACACCGCTTACCGAAGAGGAAAAAGAAAGCCTAAGGTTTAAAGGTAAAACACATAAGTCAGATTCAAAGACTTTAAAAAATTTTGGTAAAGATTATTTTGAGGCTTGTGATTATATTGGTTTTTTCAATATTGAAATAAATGAAAACAAATAGAATATTAGTAACAGGAGGTTGTGGTTTTATTGGTTATGCTCTAACTAAACAGCTCTTACAAAAAGGATACGAGGTTGATGTAATTGACAATTTGAGTATTGGTAAAGAGGCTAAAAATGTAGAAGAGTTAGGTGCTAAGTTTATTAATGGTGATGTTAGGGCCATGAACAACATACCTGATAAGGCTTACAAATATATATTTCATTTAGCGGCTCTAAGTAGAATACAACCATCATTTAAAAATCCATCTTGGACTTTTAGTGTGAATGTAGATGGAACAAAAAAAGTAGTGGAATATGCATTAAAAAATGGTAGTAAGTTAATATATTCAGGATCTTCATCAAAACACCATAATCCAGAACTATCTCCTTATGCCATGACTAAACACATTGGAGAAGAGTGGATTAAACTTTATAAAAAAGTATATGATCTTAATGCAGAAATAGTTAGATTTTATAATGTGTATGGTCCAGGCGAATTAGTTGATTCACACATGGCCGCATTAATTGGAGCGTGGAGACATATGATTAATAAAGGCCTTCCTATATTAATACACGGAGATGGTGAACAACGCCGTGACTTTACTCACATAGATGATATAGTTGATGGTCTAATTAAAATAGCTGAGTCAGATGAAAAGCACGAAGATGCTTGGGAGCTTGGAACAGGGAATAATTATTCTTTAAATGAAGTTGCCAGTATGTTTGGAAATATACATAGAGAGTATGTAGATGATGTTAAAGGTAACTATAGAGAAACACTTAGAATAAACAATGATGCTATAGACCGTCTTGGTTGGAAGGCTGAAGATAGATTAGAACAATATATCAAATCATTATGATAGGAATAATAGGACAGGGTTTTGTAGGAAATGCAGTCTATCATAAGTTTAAAGACTACTATGATGTTCTAACTTATGATCTAGACCATACTAAATGTAATTCTACATTTGATGATCTTGCAGCTAAGTGTGAGATTGTGTTTGTATGCCTACCTACACCGATGAATCAAGATGGTAGTTGTAATATAGATATAGTTGAAGATGTTCTAATGAAGCTGAATATAACAGGTAAACATACAGTTGTTGTCAAATCAACTATACCTCCAGCAACTACTAAGTTATGGAATTATAAGTTTGATAACATAAGTGTTGTATTCAATCCTGAGTTCTTGACTGAGAGGAACGCTATCAAAGACTATGAGAACCAAGAGAGGATCATATTAGGTGGACCAAAAGAAGCTACAACTGTTCTCAAACAGATCTTCTCTAAGGTATTTCCTAATGCTTACATAATTAAGACAGACTCTACTTATGCAGAGATAGTGAAGTATTTGATCAATACATTTCTATCAGTTAAGGTTTCGTTTGCTAACGAGATCTATCAAATGTGTAATGAGTTAAACGTAGACTACGATAAGGTAGTGGAGTATGCAATCTATGATCAAAGACTAGGTAACTCACATTGGTCTGTACCTGGCCATGATGGTGACTTTGGTTTTGGTGGGCATTGTTTCCCTAAAGATCTATCTGCAATGATACATTTAACAGAACAAATTAATACAACCAACAACGTTCTTAAAGCTGCTAGACAAACTAACGATCAAGTACGTAAGAACAGAGATTGGGAAAAAATGAAAGGGAGAGCTATTATATGAAAATAAGTTATGCTATCACTGCTCACAATGAAGCAGAAGAACTGAATAAACTTCTAAAACAATTAATAGAAGGAAAGGATCCTGAAGATGAAATCATAGTGCAGTTGGATGAAACAGCTACAGATAAAGTTAAATTTGTGGTTGATTCTTACCCTATTAGATCCATTACATTTGGTCTTAACAAAGACTTTGCTACATTTAAAAATAATCTTAAATTAAATTGTAAAGGAGACTACATCTTCTTTATTGATGCAGATGAGTATTTGTCTGAACATCTACTTAAACTACTTAAGCAAATACTGCAGGTAAACTCTAATGTTGAATGCTACGGTATTCCAAGAGTTAATACAGTAGATGGACTCACTGAGTCACATATAAAACAGTGGGGTTGGAGAGTGGATGAAAGAAAAAGAATCAACTGGCCAGACTATCAAACAAGGATATGCAAGAATGTACCTCATATTCAATGGGTTGGTAAAGTCCATGAAAAATTAGATGGCTTTAAAACATCATCAGTATTCCCGGCCGATTATGAAGATTGGGCTTTGATTCATCCTAAACATATAAAGAGGCAAGAGTTGCAAAACCAATTATATGAAACAATCTAAGCCCATCACATTCTGTATATCAACCTATAACAATCTCAACTACTTGAAATTAGCAGTCGAGTCTGTTAGAGAGAACAGTCATTTCTTTGATGCGCCATTTATAATACACGCAGAGAATTGCACTGACGGTACTAACGAATGGCTTAGTAATAATGTTGACAAGTATGGCTTTGAAGTTTATATAGACAAGAATGAATCGCCACTTGGTATAGGAGGAGGCATGAACTTCTGTGCTGAAAGAGTTAAGACAGACTATTTAATGTTCTTACATTCAGACTTCTATGTAACTAAAGATTGGGATCTAGCTTGTTATGAAGAGTTGTTGAAGCAAGGTGAGAAGACAATGGTTTTTAGTCATAGAGTAGAACCAGATATGTTTGGTAGTCCTCAAAGGCCAGGTACAGTTATAGTACCTAAAGATACTTTCGGTGCTTACTATAATGATTTCAATAGAGAGTTGTTTGATCAGTTTAGTAGAGAGTTCATAGGATTAAACGACTTTACTATACCTAAAGCTGAGGGTGTTAGTGGTCTAATAAGTAAGAAAGATTGGGATCACATTGGAGGAAACGACCCCGTATTCTCTCCTACTAGTTGGGAAGATATGGATCTATTCTTGAGAATGTTAAATGAAGGGTATAAATTTGTTTTAACTTCTAAGTCTGTTGTATGGCATTTTGGTGCTAGAGGATCACACAGGCTTGAAGAGAACGATGGCAAGTCATCTGATAGACAAAAACAGGCAGAAGCAGTTAATGCCCAGAAGTGGTTTAATAAGTGGGGTAAGATGCCTGAGTTTGATGAATACGGAACAATAAGACCATGGACAAAATAGTACTATATTGTAAGTCCTTTAGAAATGATTTTGAAAGATTTAAAGTACTACTTGAATCTATTCATAAATACAACATTGACAAAATACCTTTTTATGTTAGTGTACCATCTGATGACTTAAAAATGTTTAAAACATTAAATGAAGTAGAAGTAATTTCAGATGAATCTATATGTATGCCAAAAGGTACAGGTTGGATACAACAACAAATAATCAAATCTAGCTTTTGGAAATTAAACCTGTGTGAAAATTATATATGTATAGACTCAGACTCATATTTTATAAAACCTTTTACTATTAAAGATTTTATGTATGATGATGAAAATCCTTTTACAATAATACATGAACAAAAAGAACTCTTTTCTTGGACCGTTAATAAAAAACATATTTTAGGTTTTGATCCAAAAGAAAGTTATATAGAAGATAGAAATAAGATTATGGGCATATTTAACAGATCCAGTAAACACTATGATTTTGGACCTGGGCCAGTAATCTGGTCAAAGAAAGTCTGGAATGATTTAGAAAATTACTATATAATTCCTAATAATTTAACATTCGAACAATTAATAAATGTCTCTCCTAGTGAATTTAGTTGGTATGGTGAAAGTTTATTGGCTTTTAAGTCAATACAAATTTATCCTTTAGAACCTATGTTTAAGTTTTTTCATTATCCTCAGCAAATAAAAGAATATAAAGAACAGGGATACACAGAAGATATGATAGCTCAAAATTATCATGGAATTGTTATGCAATCTAATTTTAACGCACCTTTAAAATATTAAATCTAAATATTAAATATTATGTTTGAACAAAATCTAATCTCAGTTTATTCTAATTAGATATTCTTAAGAACGAGCCTACCGACTCTAACCGAACTATTTGGGTTCCAAAATAAAATTATGTTAATAGCAACACTCAATCATAACCTACCACAGCTTACAGACAACTTAGTCAATCAGTTGAAGAAGGATCCTTTGTTTAATGATTGTGAATTAATGGTAGTAGACAATGGGTCTAAAGAAGAATTGGCAGCGTCAACTACACACAGATTAGAACAGAACGTTTTCTTTGGTGGTGGCTTTAATATAGTCTTGGATTATTTTTTATCCACTAATCACGATTATTTATATTTCTTAAATAATGATCTTATATTTCATGGTCCATCGTTTTTAACAACGTCGATAAATGAAGCTAAGTCTTCTGATGCTTGTGTTTATTCTCCATCTATAATCAATGCTTCAATTAAACAATGTCATTGGAAGCAGATGTGGAATTGGGGTAAAGGTTTAAGATACGTTAGATGGATAGACTTTCAATCTCCTTTATTAAGAAGAGACATATTACAAAAGACAGAAAGAATACCCGATGAATTAATTTACGGTTGGGGAGTTGACTTTTATATTGGTTGTGTATGTGATGAATATGATCTTAAGACAGTTGTATCAGACAATCATACGATATGTCATTTAAACTCCCAGACTTTTGAAAGAAACAAAATAGACATAGGCATAAATGAATTCTGTAGAGAAGCTGAGACTAGGATGAATAATTATTTTATAACCTCAGAATATTCTAATTTGTATATTGATCTAAGAAGCTTTGGAGAAAATTATATAATATGATATCAATAGTAATACCAAGCCATAATAACTTAAAACACCTAAAGAATGCATACGCAAGTGTACGTAAACATGCTCCAGAAGTAGAACTCATTCTAATAGATGATGCATCAACAGATGGTACTTTTGAATGGATTCAAGAGGTGCAGTTAAAAGAAGGAGATAATAACTTACGTGTCCTGAAAAGAGATAAAAGAGAAGGCCATACTATTTTATATGATCTAGGCATAAACCTTGCTAAAAATCAGATAGTAGGCATCATGCATGCTGATATGATCATGGGACCTAACTATGTAAAGAACATGATCAAGCACATTGAACCAGGTACTGTTGTATGTGGTACAAGGATAGAACCACCACTCCATCCACCTGGGGATGAAAAGATAATATATAACTTTGGTATGGACTTTGATGATCTAGATGTAGAAGGGTTTGAATCGTTCTGCTTAGTAAAGCAAGAAGAGTTTAAGGATAAAACCACTAAAGGCATGTTCGCTCCTTGGATAATCTATAAGAAGGACTTCGTTTCCATGGGTGGCCACGATGCCATATTCGCACCGTTTCCTTATGAAGACTCTGATATATTCCAAAGGTGGATACTAGCAGGTTACGAGCTTATACAGTCCAGAGATGCCTTCGTATATCATTTAACTTGTCGTGGACATAGATGGACAGAAGAGATACAGAAAGATGATGATTATTTTAAAGTGGCATCAAATAATAGTGGTAGAAACTATATTAGAAAATGGAGAAGCTGGATTAAGAATAATGAGTTTCAACATCCAATCCTTCTTAACAAGTATGATATTGGGTTCGTGATCAACAACTGTGACATGAACTGCCTGTACTTTGTGGAACCTTGGAGTAGTACAACCTATCTTCAAAGTCAAGATGTTATTGATGAGTATATTAAGGTGACACAACCAGAAACCTCGTATTCCATGCCTGATCGAGTGAAGCCATTACAGAGTATTTACAATCATGCTGTGGTAATTGAGTTTGACAGGATGAATCTGGACAACAATGGTGCACAATTCATAACACAACTGCCTGAAATACTAGCAACTGTAGAGGAAACTGGAGATTATGAGTTCGGTATATTCAAAATCAAAGTAAACAAAACAGAGCCTGAAAATACAGAACTTCCTTTTGTGGCTACTAAAAACATATTCTAACTAGATATTTATATTAAAAAACATGGCACAGGCCGTTAACCCACTATATAATATTACAGTAGAAGGAAAGAAGTACAGACTTCAATTTGATGTAAACGACAATCCCACTAAAAAGGGTGTGAAGATGCAATTCCTTCTAGATCAAGAATTTCAAGACCCAAGAGATAAACAAGAGCTTGCTAATAAGATTAGTGTTGCTTTACAGAAAAGGTTTGGTGATGCTGGTATTATGATTGACTACGATGATCGCAATCCCTATAAAAATGTCATAGGATTTATTGTACCTTTAGCTTCAGTATCTAATATGCTAATTAAGATACTCAAAGGACAAACTTAATAAAAAGAGAATTGGTTATGAGAAAAATAGTTAGGGCTATGTTTAATAGTCCAGAATTACTTACAGCTAATGAGATTTCTAAGTCAGAGATACTTAAATCCCTTATAAAGAAGCATCTTCCTATCGCTATTGAAGACGCATTAGTAGGAAATAAGATTTACGCTTCCTTGTTTGAAATAAACGACTCTAACTATTTTATAGAGATACACAAGAATCATTGGATACAGGCTTTAGAAACATGTCTTGTTTGGTACGTAGATGAAGAGGATTATGAGATGTGTAATCACATTAAGAATCTAATCCATGCAGTACACGACAAGTATAAACTCAAATTATCATTAAAGAAAAAGGATGGAGAAGGATTTTAAACAAATACAATTAGGAGTAGACTCTATATTAGGAACTAAAACACTAATTAGAAGAAAGAGAAAGTCTAACTCAGACAAAAAGAGGGAAGCATTCTATAATCTTATTAATAGTATAGACGAGCTTAATGTAAGACAAAATTTAATGTATGCTGATTTAAATCTAGATTTTTCTAATTATGATGAGAAGTTTTTTACTGTCATAGATACATTGTTGTTTATGAATTTTGGTAAAGAATGTATGGAAGTAATTTCATTTTATCTATATGAAAGAGTAAATGCTGATGGTACGCTAAACGCCATACTAGATGAAGAAGATCAAGAGATCATATTGAATAACCCTTATGAGTTATGGAATTTGTTGTGTCAAATAAATACTAAATTAGATGAGTAAGAAGACGCCGTTTTTTACAAAAGAAAATATGGCCAAAGATAAAAGGCCAGAATCTTGGTGGCATAAAGGACTTCAATTAACTGAAGCACAACTAAGAGAAGCTATGGCTAACACTCGTAGTAATAAAGAAGCTGCAAGATGGTTAGGCATTACAGATATAACATACAAGAAGTATTCAAAGAATACATTTGATGAAGCTACAGGAAAAAGCTTATTTGAATTACACAAGAATCAGTCAGGAAAAGGTATGCCTAAGAATTGGGCAGGTGGAGTATGGAAGAAGGATCTAGATGATATGCTTGTAGAGAACCAACCTATCAATTCTAAAAAGATAGCAAGATTGAAAGAGTCGTTGATGAAAGATGGTAGACTCGGTTACCAGTGCTGCGCATGTAAATTTGCTGAGAAGAGATTATCTGATTTGAAAGTACCACTACTACTTAACTTTAAGAATGGTAAGCGTAGTGACTGGAGAATAGAGAACCTTCAATGGCTTTGCTATAACTGCTATTTCTTATTTGTTGATGATCCATTCACAAGTAAGATGCTACAAAGAATAGAATCAAATAATATAGAAGTGTCTGAAGTTAAAGAAGACGTTCAGGAATTTTATGCTTTGGATGATTTCTATTATGATCATTTAAAAAGACTCGGTCTGGAAGGATCTGGAGATATTCTATTTAAGCCGGACGAGCCTGAGCCGGACGAGGACGGCAATGAGTTCATAGACATCCGTAAATAACTCATTGATTTTCAACCACTTATAACTTATTGGTATTCAATCACTTGCATAACTGATTGATTTTCAATCGACAATTTTTAAAAAAGTACTAAAAAGATTTTTTTATGTCGACGGAATGTCTTAATTTTACTATGTATCAAACGAATAAAAGTTATGAATCCATATTTAGACATTAATTACGTAGACAGAACAGAAGAAATTAAAAAAATGTTTGATGAGACTTTAGAAGACATGAGAAACGATCCATGTATTTACGCAGAGGTTGTTAATGATCTTCTGTTTCATTGGGTATACGGAACTAGAGAAACAGAACTAATGCATTTATTTAAGAAAAATATTATAAAAATAAAAGCACTAAATGTTCTATCGGAGGTAGTAATTTTTTCTTTTGAAGAATAAAATAAAAGTTATGAATATGAATATTAAGATTAAAGTTATCAACTTCCTTACGAATGAAGTAGAGATTGACAGTCAGATACAGGTTACTAGTGACTGGAAGACAGTACAGAACAATCACAATGTGTTCAGAGGAGCATATCCTGATTGTCAGGTGAATTTTTTTGTGGATGATAACAACTTCATCTGCACTCCTCCTCTTAATATGGAGAGGGACGAGATTGCTTACGACGAGGGTCGTATGTCTTGGAACGCTTATGTCAATAAGTGGTACAAGGGGTGTCCTTCTATGTGTAATGAAGATGATGAGATTGAGCGTCAGATAGATCAGCTCATTGAAGAGAACTTCCTTTCACGTGATGCTATATGTTATTAATCAATTTAAAATAAAAGTTATGACAAATCAAGAAGCACAAAAATTAGCTAGAGAGTTAGTAGGAGACGGACAAGATCCAAATATGTTCTTTGTAACATCAGGTCCTTATTACTATGAAGTAGATGAGTTTGGAGATACTGAATCAATATTGATAGATGGCTACAACCATAATGATACAAATACTAAAGTCTTTGATACGTTAGAAGAGGCTGAAGAGTATTATGATACCGTAGACCTTGACATATATGAAGGTATCGGTCAGGTTATGATAGAAGATCGTAAGACCGGAGTCATCAAAGAAAAGACTCTTGAGAAGATGGTTAGAATCGAGTACTCATTCAGAGAGCATGACGACACTAAACGTTTTGGCTACAAAAAATAAACAACTATGACATCAAAAGAAAAAGCAAAACAATTACATATTTTATTTTGTAATGCAATACCAAGTTCAAAGGCTGAATGGTACGAATCTAAACAATGCGCATTAATAGCAGTAGATGAGATAATAAAAGCGCATTCCTTTGATAAAATGTATTGGGAAGAAGTAAAACAAGAAATAGAAAAACTATGACAAACGAACAACTTAAGATTAAAAGTACGTGTGTACCAGACAGAACTATGGACATCAATAAATGGTGTAAAGAGTTTAAAGTAGGAAGTAGAGTAGAGAAGTTTTATATTGATGAGGTTGCTCATACTATGAACAAGCAATATGACTTCAATAAACTATTCACTAGAACTGAGGACTTAGGTTTTCTAGGTTACAGGAAATTGTTTAAATTGATTAACCCATGATAATAGTTCACAGCTACAAAGCACCCTTCTTTTGGGTAGATGAAACTGGATCACATATTATTGATGATAGTGGTATAAAAGATCTTCCAAGCGGTACTACTAGAAATCACATCATGTGGTTTAGAAGGCCATATCCAGGAGGAAAGAATGAAGCCTTTAAGATCCAAATGGATTGGGAAGTTTCAGGATCTGATGAAAGAAAGTACAAAGTAGAGGTGAATGATGATGATTGGTCTTGCAATTGCTATGCCTTTAAATTTTCAGGAAATAAAAGATCATGTAAGCACATAGATGAGATTAAATCTTCATATTTATCATAGGGATCCGCAACTTTAAATTAGTCTACTATGAACAAGAAAGCTAAAGACTTCATAAAACATGTTAAGTCTGAATGTAAGCAGCACGGAATTAAATGTGATCTCAGAAAAACTAAATACGTAAAACTATCAGGAAATATAAAGTGTTCCGGCTATTTTGATGAAGAGGAACCTGCTTTAGTTTGTTCAATGAATAGACCAGACTCATTAGAAATACTTGCACACGAGTTTGGTCACTTTACGCAGTGGAAAAAGAACATAGACATCTGGAAGAAAAGTATGATCTCAATGCCTTTGGTAGATGAATGGTTGGAAGGGAAAGAAGTGCCTAATATAAAGAAACATCTTGCTACTTGCCGAAACCTTGAATTAGACAACGAGAAGAGGGCAGTCAGGATTATTAAGAAGTTCAATCTGGATATAGACATTGACAAATATATAAAAAAGGCTAATGCCTATGTTTTGTTTTATAACAGACTATTGGCCACCAGAAAATGGGCTACTCCAAAAAATAGTCCATATAATAACCAAAAGATAATAGAAAAGATGCCTAGGTATTTTATGAAAGACTATTCAGTATTACCAAAAAGAATAAAAACAGTATTTGAACAAGAAGGACTCTAGTTATGGAACAACCAATAAAGATTACTAGAAACCATGCCACAAAGATATTGGATTGGTGTGTTAAGACTTATGGAAAATCTAAATTTAACAAAATCTTTCCTACTCTAGAGTTTAGAAAGTCTGACTATTACACAGAAGACTGTATGGCGTTCTATGATGAAATTGAATCTATTATATTTGTATCTAAAGATAAGCATGCAGATTTAGAAGAGTTAGTAAACAGCATCATACATGAATACACACACTACAAACAGAATATGAGGCATTACCAAATTTTATCTCTATATTTACCTGATCATAAGAATCCTCTAGAAATAGAAGCTGAGAAGACTTCCAAGAAATATACAAAAAAATGTTTGAGAGAAGTTTTTAATATTTAATCTTTAAAGTAATTTTACTTAATATTTATTGTTATGTTATATTATGATATATTGGATGAAGTAGCGGATTCAAAAATACCTAATGGTATACATCCTATATTACATATAAATTCAAGAGACGCGTGGGTACAAATAATGGTTGAGTTATTAGAAAGTAAAGCCATCCAATCAAAATATGAAACTTTATGGCGTTATGCAAATAATTGGGAAGATTTGTTGTTTAAAAAATATTCGTCACTTAATTAATGAAACTACTGCAAAATATTACCACACAATTTACCGAATCACACTTAATGGAATACGGTATATTAGGATTATTAGCCTTTCTACTAGGATATTTTGCATGGTCACAATATCAAAGACTAGTAGCAAAGAATGATGCATTAGAATTAAAAGTAGACAAACTACAAGAAGAAATGATGCAACTATTAGTGGAAGAAAGAGATAGACTCTCTCAACTAATTAAAGAAAATACAGACGCTCTCAATTCACTTCAAAAAACAATCTTTAACTATATGATTAAAAAACAAGAGTGATGAATTATTATAAATTTTCTTTAAACAAAATGTCTGACATACTAGTTAAAGCTGATAAAAATAAACAACATTTTGATGAAAAAGAAAAACAAAAAGACTACATAAAAAAGGTTCAAATTCTCAAAGAAATACTTACTCAAGAGTATAAGTTTACAATACTAAGAAAACTACAAGACAAATCAATCATAGAGAAGCATGTTAACTACATTAAAAAGCTTCAGAATAGAGAATCTATAGATAAGTTTGATCAGGAGATAATTGATCAACTTATGCATAAATACGGTTGTTAATATATAACCTATTGATTTCCAATCTGCCTAACTTATTGATTATCAATTACTTACATAACTAATTGATTGCCAATAAAAACTTTTAAAAAAAGACTAAAAATATTTTTTTATGTCAAAAATTTGTTGTATATTTACTATGTAAATTAAAATTAATTATTATGAGTAAGAATGACTTAGAAAAATTGGTAAGCATGAGCCAAGATGAATACATGCAACAGAATCCTAATTATGAACCAATGTTCCCAGACGGATGGTCTGATGACAGTAAGTGGCCTGAATTCAAATATGACTACGAATCCTTTAGGAAAATGCAATTGGAAATTGATGACTATAACGAGCGTATGGCCGGTTGTTAGGACATGGACTAATGTTCTTTTCCTTTAATTAAAAAATCAAAGTTATGAGAACAGTAAACAAATTTGGAGATCAAGGACGAATGAAGAGTCCTAACTTTAGAAAGCACTTGAGACGTAGGAGAAGCTTAGATATGCTTAATGAGATGTACAATGTCTCTTACGATATCAATACCCTTATCGGTAAGCTTGCGATGAAATATATTCCAGTACACTTAAAAAAATAAACAGTTATGACATATCAAATTAAATTAAAAGACTTAAGACAATTCGACGACATGTATTATATCGGCGACATAGTAGATGTAGATGGCTCAGGGTGGGTCACTAAACAGGAAGCTGAACAGCTTATAGACATGATTAACGCCGAAGTGAATCAACCAATAATTGACAATTGGAGTGAGGACAATTTGTTAGACGATTATGATTTTTAAAAAAAAGTATTGCACTAAAAAGATCAATTATATTAGATTAAAAATAATGTCTTACATTTATATTGTTAATAATTAAAAAACAAAAAATGCGTATTATGACAAATTCAAATCGCCCTAGCTCTTACAACAAGTTGAGCTACATTCAGAAAGTAAGCCGTATCAATCGTAAATTGAGAACTGGCGACATTACAAAAGTAGCAGAAGCTACTGGTTATTCAACTACCCACGTATCTGATGTATGTGCTGGTAATTATTTTAACGATCAGTTGGTTAATGCCTTGTACGATCTTACGCGAGGTCGCGTATCAAACGCTGTTAAGCTTTCTAGCTTCGGCGTCTAATGGTTAGTTGCATCCTAAAAAAACGGCCTGGGTTTTTACCCGGGCTTTTCTTTTTATAACTAATTGATACTCAATAACTTATAACCAATTGATAATCAATCACTTATAACTTGTTGATAATCAATCGAGAATTTTTAAAAAAAGAGTAAAAATATTTTTTTATGTCACTGGAATGTCTTAATTTTACTTATATCAATTAACAAATGGTTATGAACTACACAAAAAGAGAATTAGAGAATCTAGAGACAATAGAACAGGCATGGGACGGAGACGAGCTTAAGATACAGGAAGACGGTATGAAAGTTTGGTTAGTATTAAGAGAGAACAGGAAGTACAATGGTGACTACGTTATCGAGACATACAAGAACGGTACTTGGAATCAGAAGAGTTATTTGTTTAGTTAATTAAAAAAAATAAAGGTTATGCATATTATTGACATCGCGCATGCGGTTATTTACAAGAATCATGGTTGGGCAGTTGCCGAACAGTTTGATAACACTATCTACAATTACACTAGAAAAAATTTAGAGAGACAGAATTCTAATGCTTTGTCTTACATTTTAGATGAGCTGAAAGATCTGTGCTCAAGAAACTCTGACACATTTACAGAAGGTGCTTTAGATGAAATGAAAGACTATATCGATACTCTAGAGGAGTATCTAAATAGTGAAGCTTCTGATGAAGACGAGGACGAATCAGACGACTAAAAATAATTAATAAAACTAAAATAAAGGTTATGGGATTAGACATGTATTTAAATAAAAAGTCATTTCTTTTTACAGGAGACTATGTTAATCAGAATGAGAGAGAAGCAGTTGAAGTAACTAAGGGCGGTAAGCCTCATCCTGCTATCAAGCAAAAGCGCATCAAAGAAGTAGTAGAGGAAGTTGCCTATTGGAGAAAGGCAAACCACATTCACCAATGGTTCGTTGAGAATATCCAGAAAGGGATAGACGACTGTGGAGAATATCGTGTACCCATCTATAAACTTGAAGAGCTTGTTAATGTATGTAATAAGGTCTTAAAAGATAAAAGTAAGGCGTCAGAACTTCTACCTACTCAAGGAGGTTTCTTCTTTGGTTCAACAGAGTATGATGAACATTATATCTATGATGTAGAGAATACTGTTAGAATGTTAGAGGAAGTACTATCAGAAGATGGTGCTAAGGATCAAGAATATTCTTATCAATCAAGTTGGTAGTATGACATTATAAAAATAAAAGTTATGACAAAGTATTGTAAAGTATGTGGTGAAAAGATCCACCCAAAAAGAGTTCAATTAGGATATAGTACGACCTGCGTTAACCATTCCACAGCCGAGAGGTATAGTGGTATCATTGCAGCAGGATCAAAGAATGACTTTGAAGTTCATGTTATCAAGGATCCTGAGGTGGCTAAGAAATTAGTTAAGATGTCAAATATTTATGATAAAGTATCACGATGAACTATTTGAATCCAGTAGAATATAGTAAGAAGCTAAAGTCTTTGATGGAAGATGATATGCCTAAAACCGAGGAAGTTGTTCCTGTTAAAGGTAAATCTACTATTGAAGAAAGAATCTACAATCTTTCTCCAGATAACAAAAAGAAACTAAAAGAATATATTGATGCAATTAAGGAAATCAAGAAAGAGATTTATGAGTTGATCAATAAAAAAGAGGTAGCAGAGGAAGGAGGAAATATGATGGACCTCACTCTGAATACTGAAGAATAAAAAACAAAACAAATGGTTGTGCAAAATTTTATTTACGGGGTCTTATATGGTATTATAGGACAAATCCTATCGTTTATCCAATTACAAGCCGGTATTAAGTGGGGATGGACAGAGAAGTATGGAGTACTTCTAATGTTCCTAGGTCTTCCTATTAGTTGGGCTTTCATGAAGAGTGTAGAAAATTTTATTTTATCTTTTGGCGGTGAAATATATCCAAGTCGCATACTAGGATTTGCGGTAGGGATTGTTGTGTTCGGCGTTATGGGATGGTTTCTATTTAAAGAAGGCATTAGTCTTAAAACAGGAGTATGCCTACTACTAAGTTTATTTATCATTCTTATTCAAGTACTTTGGAAATAAAATATTATCTGTAACAAAAAACAATTAAATTTGTTTCATGCGTACTGTAGTCATAGGAGATACTCATGGTAGATCCAATTGGAAATTAGCCATTCATAAAGAAAAACCCGTAGATAGAGTTATATTCATTGGTGATTACTTTGACTCATTTAATATTCCTGGTATAGAGCAAATAGACAATTTCAAAAAAATTATTCAGTACAAAGAAAACAATCCACAAGTTGAGGTCATTCTTCTGCTAGGAAATCATGATATGCCGTACTATCCTGGTTTTACAGATACAACAATATCCGGATATCAATATAGGATAGCGCCGTCTATTAGACATGTTATAGAAGAGAACAAAGAGCATTTACAAATGGCTTATGGTTTTGATAATTATCTATTCACCCATGCTGGTGTAAGTCCTACATTCATGGATGGGGAATTTGGAGATGAAGGTTGGACTAAAGAGAATGTAGTTAATAATTTAAATGAACTATTAAAATATAGACCAAGTGCATTTGAGTTTAACGGCGTAGACGCTTCAGGAGACAATACATACCAAACTCCTATATGGATTAGACCAAGATCATTGATGAGTGTTAATAAAAAGCATAATAAAGGATTAAAAAAAGACTACATACAAATTGTGGGCCATACTCAAATGAGAAGGTTAGATCTTGAAGGATCAGATAAGTTTACAGGAGGTAGATATTATTTCGTAGACACTATGGACACATCAGGAGATTATTTAATTATAGAAGACGACAAACTAAGAATAAATTCAGTAAAATAAAAAACAAACAGTTATGCCAAAATTTTATCAACAAGAAGAATTTAATGTTAATATTGAAGTCGATGAGTTTTTAGATAGATGTGATAGTAGTGAGATCGATGAAGTTATAGATTATCTAATAGATACAGGTAACATAGATAAAAAATGTAGGGCTGTAGACTATGAACTCTACAGCGTACCTGAAAAGGATTATCAAGATGCTTTGAATAAACTTAATGGTAAGTGGAATATGCTTACTAAAGAGGAAGAGGAACTCATTCTTAAAATAGCTAGTCGTTTCTAATGGCTTTAGTAGTTGACTTAGTAGATAGAGTTGAAGAACTATTCTCTGAACAACCTGATAAGAGGAAAAGAAAAGAATATAAAGAATGGGTAGATACTATTAACTTAGTTATAGAAGAATTGAATAAATTGTGTAAATTTAAAATGTACAACAAAGTTAAATAATATGGCAGTAAGTGATAAACCTAGAAAGAAGAGAACACAGGTGGTTGCTATACCTTTAGCGACTCCTCCTGTACAAGTCGATCAGCAACCTAGATGGTATTCAATAGATTGGGATAAAGTCAATACTATTAAAGATATTAAAATCATAATGTCGAATATGGGTTTAGGTTGTCAAGACAACGCACCGAACTACAATGATCTAAAAAAATATCTATCAGATATTTCTCAAATCAAGGAATAAAACAAATAAGATGAAGAAAAGAGCATTGATAACTGGTATTAATGGTATGGATGGATCTCATTTAGCTGACTTCCTATTGACTAAAGAATATGACGTTTTTGGAATTGAAAGAAGAAAAGCAAATTATTATGCGCCTAACATAGAACATTTAAAAGGTAAAATATCTTTATTAAAAGGAGATTTATCAGATCAAAATTCTCTCTTAAGAGTAATTAAAGAATGTGAACCTCATGAAATATATAATTTGGGAGCGCAATCGTTTGTTGGTGAGAGCTGGACAATGCCAGAACAAACTTCTGATATCACAGGACTTGGTGCATTAAGAGTGCTTGAAGCAATAAGAGAATACGGAAATAAAAATATTAAGTTTTATCAAGCAAGTTCATCTGAGATGTTTGGTAGAAAGGGAGGAACCGCTAATGAACAAACAGAGTTCTATCCTTGTTCTCCTTATGGAGTTTCTAAATTGTATGCCCATTGGATAACTAAGAACTATAGAGAATCGTATAATATTTTTGCAACTAGCGGTATTTTATTCAATCATGAATCAGAAAGACGAGGTCATGAATTTGTCACTAGAAAAATATCTGACGGTGTAGCTAAGATACATTTGGGATTATCTGATTACATTTCATTAGGTAATATAGACTCGAAAAGAGACTGGGGATATGCTCCTGATTACGTAGAGGGCATGTGGCTAATGCTACAACAGGAATTTGCTGACGATTTTGTATTATCTACAGGCGAATCCCACAGTGTTAGAGAGTTCTTAGATGAAGCATTTAGTTTGATAGGAATAGATAATTGGTCTAAATATGTAAAAATAGATCCTAAGCTTATAAGACCTGTTGAAGTAGACTGTTTAATAGGAGACTATAATAAAGCAAAAAGCATTTTAAACTGGGAACCAAAAACTTCTTTTAAGAATTTAGTAAAAATTATGGTTGAAAATGATATTAACCTCCTAAAAAAATAAATGAAAAAAATTTTATTTATAAGTAGGAAAGCAGAAAGATGTGGAGTAGCG